AGGCGCTGGGGCTCAAAGGGCTGGCGTGGCTGGCGAAGGTGCTGGAGGAGGCGGAAGGGTAAGTGAGAAGTAAGAAGTAAGAAGTAATAGGTGAGAGGTGAGAGGTGAGAGAGACGGAGGGCGGATTATGATGCGGGAGGTGGACGCGGAGGGGGCGCTGGCGGTGGCGCAGGGGTATCTTGCGGACGGCATGAGCGAGGGCTTCGCGGCGAAGGCCGCCGGGATCTCGGCGGCGACGCTGAGGCGGTGGCGCGAGCGGGCGGTCCGCGGGCTGCCCCTGCGGGACTACGGCAGGTGCGGCCGGCCGCCGAGCTGCGCGGTGGACGCGGCGGACGCCGCCATCCTCCGCGCTTACGTGCTGCGGGCGAACATCGGCCGGCGGCGGGTGAGCGCGGCGGGCGGGTGCCGCGTCGCGGCGATGGACCCGGAGAGCGGCCTGTCGGAGGCGCTGCGCGCGGCGATCCTGAAGCCGCGGGCGGACCCGGCGGCGCTGCCCAGGCCGGTGCTGGCGGCGGTGCGCGAGGTGTCGCGCCCGGCGGTGGTCGGGCGCTACCGCGACGCGCGGGACGGCCTCAACAACGGGCTGTACAGCCCGGGCTTCCTGCGCTGCCCGGAGGACGCGATCCACCGCCGGTTCCGTCCGCTGGAGCGGGTGAGCTGGGACGACGGCTCGTGCAACTTCATGCTGACCGTGCCGTGGCCGCGCGGCGGCGACCGCTGCAGCGACCGCTTCGGCGTGCGCCTGATCCGCGGCCAGCTCCTCGCGTGCATCGACTCCGCGAGCGGGTTCTGCCCGTCGTACAGCTTCGTGGTGCGCGAGCGCGACAGCTACACCGCAGGCGACGTGTGCGCGGCGCTGTGGGCGGCGTGGCAGGCGCACGGCGTGCCCGCCGGCACGGTGCTCGAGGGCGGGAGCTGGCAGGCCGGCCGCACGCTCGAGCTGTGCCGGCGCGGCGGCACGGACATCGTCAGCGCCAAGGGGCGGGCGATGCAGAAGATGGTGGAGCGCTTTTTCGGCGATCTTTGGACGGTCCAGGCGAGCCTGATGCCGGACGGCCACATCGGCCGCTTCCGCGGCGAGACGTGGAAAGAGAGCAAGGACGCGATGGCCGTGCGCGACGGGCGGCTGGATCCGCGCGGCGTGTTCCCCTCGCTGCCGGCCTTCCTGGGCGGCCTGGACAAGGCTATCGCCATTGTGAACAGCACGCCGGTGAAGAGCCGGACGTACGGGTCATGGATGCCCGCCGAGCGCTTCGCGGCGGAGGAGCCCGCCGTCCACCGCGCGCCGGCCGGCCTGGAACGTCTGGCGCTGCCGGTGATCGCCGAGCGCACGGTGCGGCGCGGCGGGATGGTGACGGTGCGGGCCGCCAACGCGGCGGGCGTCGATTGGGATTTCGCCTTCGCCTGCAGGGAGGGGCACCTCTGGGACGGGGCAAAGGTCAGCGTAGCCTTCGACCCGCGCTTCCCGGAGCGCGGCGCGGACGTGCGCCTCGCGGGCAAGCAGACTTTCGGCCCGGACTTCCTGCTGGTCGACGCGGCGGCCGTGAGCATGGGTCCGGCGCCGGTGCTCGACGCGGCCGGGCCGGCGTGGTCGCTCAGGTGGTTCGACTCCAGGGAGCAGGCGCGGGAGGCCAAGGCGCGGGCGCGGGCGGCGGTGTTGACCGTGGCGCGCAGCGCGGACGCGCGGGGCAGGATGGCGCCCGCAAAGGAAGATGTAATAGGTAATAAGGAAGAAGTTGAGAAGGCTGCCGCGGAGGCGTGGCCGGAGCCCCGCGCGGAGGCGGGCGAGTTAATGGATTTGTTCGCGTGACGCGGACGGAAAGGGGCAGGGCGATGAACATGAGGGGCATCCGACGGATGGACCGGATCGCGCACGGGGCGCCGGTCAGCGTGGCGTATGTCAAAAACGGGCTCAATGTCGTGACGATCAAGGGGACGATGGAGCAGCGCAAGCCGCTCGGCGCCTGGCGTATCAACACGTTGGGCAGAGACTCGTCCGGCTTCGTGCGGCCCGAGGACCGCGTGACGTTTTTCGAGGACGGGCATATCAGGGTTGATTTGTAACCAAAGGAAAGGATCCGATGATGAACGGTGAAGGCGTGATGACGTACTGGGGAGAGGCGCAGCGGCGCGGGATGAGCCTGCGGACGGCGGCGAAGGCGGCGGGGCTGGACGGCTCGGTGCTGTGCCGCGCGCTCAAGGGCAGCTACGCGGGAGATCTGGAGGGTGTCGAGGCGAAGTGCCTGCGGGCGCTGGACGCGCTGTCCGGGCCGGCGGTGATCCCGACGAGCGTGGTGGCGGGGTGCCGGGCGGTGTGCGCGGCGGCGTTCGCGGCGCGCGAGATCGGCATGGTGTGGGGGCCGACGCAGTGCGGCAAGACCACGGCGCTGGAGCAGTGCTGCCGCGAGAACGCGGCCTACCGCATGTTCCGCTTCCCGGCCACGGCCGGGACAGGCGCGCTGGCGGAGGAGATCGCCCGGGCGTACGGCGTGCTCGCCCTCGGCGGCGGATTCCGCGACAACCGCCGGCGCATCCTGGACGCGGCCCGCGACACGCTGCTCATCGCCGACGAGGTGCATGAGGTGTTCGCGGCGCACGGCCACGGCGCCGCCGTGCGCGAGCTGGAGTTCCTGCGCGAGATCCACGACCGCAGCGGCTGCGGCGTGGTGCTCTGCGGGACGGACGCCATGCCGCGCAACATGCAGGGCGGGCAGTTCGCCCCCGTGCTGCGCCAGACGCTGGAGCGCGGGCTCGTGCGCAAGGCCTTCGGCGGGCGCCCCGCCTGGCGCGACGTGACCGCGGCCGCGCGCCACCACGGCATCTCGGAGGCGCCGGACGAGGCGGCAACCAAGCAGTGGCAGGCCCGCATGAAGGGCATGAGCTTCGGGGCGGTCTGCCGGCTGCTGCGCTCGGCCGCGCACATGGCGGCCAAGCGCGGAAAACCCATGTGCTGGGAGCGCGTGGCCGACGCGCTGGCGACGCTGGACCAGTTCGCCGCCGCCGAGTGAGGGAGGGAAGGAGTCAGGAATTAGGAATTAGGAATTAGGAATTAGGAGGAGGGAGGAAGGATGAAGCGCCGCGCAGCCAGCCCAATAACGGGGCAGAGCAAATCTTCGACTGATACGGCACTGCAATGCCGCAACACGCTCGCTACACGCTACTCTGCCCACAGCAGATTGTGCGCCGTGGTGGGTATTATATCAAAAGGAGGGCCAGTGAGAGCCCCTTTTTCATTGATTCAGAGTGTGATTAAACCCCTGGTCAAAAGGCCGGGTGGAAAGACGCGGATGCTCAAGCATCTGCTGCCCATGATCGACGGCATTCCCCACAAGGTCTACGTCGAACCGTTCTGCGGAGGGGCGGCCGTCCTGGTCGCCAAGACGCCGAGCGAGCACGAGGTCATCAACGACATCGACGGTGACCTGATCAACCTATACAAGCAGGTCAAACACCACCTGCCTGCGGTGGTCCGCGAGCTGCGCATGATGGTCGAAAGTCGCCAGCTCTTCTATGAGGCTAAGGCACAGCCTGGCCACACGGAGATCCAGCGCGCGGCCAGCTACGCCTACCGTAACTTCTATTCGTTCGGTGGCGACAACGACAGCTACGGCGTCAAGCGCATCCGCTTCAGCACGCAGAGTTATCTACTGCGGAAGATGGTCGGCATGCACAGGCGTCTTGACCGCGTTACGGTCGAACACCTGTCATGGGATCGGTGTCTGGCTCTGTACGACTGCCCGGACGCCTTGTTCTTTTGCGACCCTCCATACACCAAGGGTGAGGTCAGGGCATATAGCGCCTGGGGCACTGATGATGTGGTTAGACTGCGCGATGCTCTCTCCAGGCTGCGCGGCCGCTGGATCGTCACGCTCAACGACTGCGAGGCCAACAGGGCGGTGTTCGCCGGCTGCCAGATTAAGGCGGTCTCCACGACCGCCACCATATCCAACAAAGGCCAGGAACCGCGCCGGTTTGGCGAGATCATCATCACTGCATGATCAAGGAGGAAGGAACGCTCAACGTTCAACGTTCAACTCTCAACGCGGGAAGGAGGAGGGATGGTTTGCGCGCATACGAAGAGCGAGTGCCGGCACGCGGCCTGGTGCGAGCTTAACGAGGATCAGGCCGAGAGGCGCTATGCCGCGTGCGTCAACGCGTACCCGATGAACGGCGGCGCGATCGCGTGCGGGCTGTGCAGGCGGAAGGACACGCTGGGATGCGTGTTCGAGTGTTTCAGGATGAGGTTTGAAAACATGAAAGGAGACAAGGGCAAATGAGCGAGGAGAAGAAGATCCCGGAAGGGTACATGGAGAACGGGCTCGGGCATCTGGTGCCTGTGGCCAACGTGGCGGAGCTGGACAAGCTGCGCGACGAGACGGTGCGGCGGCTTGTCGGGCTGGCCGAGGAAACGGGCCGTATAGTGGCGGAGTTCCGGGCGCGGGCGGCGGCGGAGGTGGCCTCGTTCTGCGAGCTGAGCGCGCAGGAGTACGGTTCGGAGCTGGGCGGCAAGAAAGGCAACGTCACGCTGACCAGCTACGACGGATCCATGCGGGTCACGCGGGCGCGGGCCGAGGCGATCACCTTCACCGAGGCGGTGCGCGTCACGCGCGAAAAGGTCTTCGCCTGCATCGAGAAGTGGTCGGCCGGGGCCAACTCCAACCTCGCGCGGCTGGTGGAGAAGGCCTTCGAGACGGACAAGGACGGGCACCTGTCCGCCGCCAAGATCCTCTCGCTGCGCTCGATCAGCATCGAGGGCGACCCAGACTGGGACGCGGCGATGCAGGCGCTGGACGGCGCGGTCCAGGTGATCGGCTCGCGCCAGTACGTGCGGTTCTACCGGCGCGGCCCGGACGGCAGATACGCCCAGGTCGGCGTGGACTGCGGGAAGGGGGAGGCGTGAGAGTTCACAGGTTACAGGTTACGGGTTACAGATTGAAGGCGGCGTGAAAGGGGGTGGATGCGTGAGAACGAGATGGGGTGACTTGATACGCGCTAAGCTCGGCATGACGCCGAAAGAGATGTTCTCGCCGCGCGAGGCGGCGCAGATCATCGGGGTCAGCTCGACCAAGGCGTGGAACGACGTCCGCAGCGGGACGCTGTCCGCAACCGACCTGAACGCCGGCGGAGGAAAGTCCAGGTGTTGGCGCATCACGAAGGCCGACATCGAGGAGTACGTCGCGAATGTCGAGAAACGGGCGTAGCCCAACAGATAGCTGAGGCGCGGTATTCCGTCGCCTCCTGCGAGTGTTGGGCGGGGCGACAAGACGCGGACCGGGGAAACCCGGCCCGCGTTTTTTTTGTTTTTGTTGTCCTTTTTGTTCGCGCACGCGCACGCGCCCGCGAAAGCCAAAGTATAGTCCGCGGCGTCATCGGGACACTCCTCCACCGCGGGGCGCCGCCTGTCCCCCGCCACGTTCGGGAAGCCGTCTTACCAGGCCGGCGACAGGCACCTTGTTTGGAGAAAGTTATGGACATGCCGGACGTCGGGATCGGGATCAGCTACGGGGCCATCGGCCTGCTCACGGGCCTCGCGTCCGCGTACATCAGGGCGCGGTTCTCCGGGGCGAAGAAGCCCGAGACGGTCGCGATCGCGCCGGACCCGCTGCGCGTGGAGCTGCAGAAAACCTACGCGACCAAGGGCGAGCTGCGCGACCTGGAAGACCGCCTCGACCGCAGGCTGACCGCCGGGCTCTCGACGATCCGGGAGGACATCAAGGACCTGCGCAAAGAGATCAAGGAAAACGACGAGCGCGCCGAAGCCCGCGCGTCGGCCACGCACAAGCGCATCGACGCCATAAAGGATTTCTGCGCGCTCAAATCGGGAGGGTGCAAGTGATGGACTACTCGGAGATCAACCGGCGGCACTGCCTGGAGGTGCTGGACCTGCACGAGGGCGTGGACACGGAGGAGCGCGACGTGTGCGCCCAGGCGCAGGCGCTGCGGCCGAGCGTGACGCGGGAAGAGGTGTCGGATGCGCTGGCCTGGCTGCGGACGCAGGGCTTCGCCGAGCGGCGCGAGAAGCCGCTGGCCGGCGCGGTGTGGCGCATCACGCGGGACGGCACGGCGGCGCTGAGGAGCCTTTAACGCAGAGGCGCAAAGGCGCGGAGACGCAAAGACGGAAACCGGGAAGAGAAAACCGACATGGCGAACGGGCGCAAAACGAGGGCGGACAGGTGGGACGTGAAGGCCGGGCTCACGGACGAGCAGGTCTGGCGCGCGTTCGACGTGTTCGGCCGCAGCAAGTGGGCCGAGTTCCTGGCGTGGGCGGAGCGGGAGCTGGCCGGCGTCCGGATCCCCAGCCGCAACTCGATGTACGAGTGGCACGCGGACATGGCGGAGAAAGAGTCCGCCCACCGGCTGCGCCAGTCGCGCGAGACCCGCGAGGAGATCGGCAGGCTGGCCGAGACCGCCGCGCTGGACGCGGAGCTGGTGTCGGCCTACAAGAGCATGGGCGCCAAGGCGGCGCTGCTGGGCAACAAGTCCGAGGCGCTGGCGCTGACCAAGATGGCGATCGCGCTGGCCGACCGGCAGGTGGAGGCGGCCAAGCTGGAGCGCGAGCTGGCCGCCGAGCGCCGCGCCCGCGCCGCCGAGGCGCAGGCCGAGGCGCTGCGCAAAGAGGTCGCCGGCCTCAAGGCCGCGCTCTCGGAAGCGGGCAAGACGAACGCCGCCGATCCCGCCGCAGTCGCGGCGGAGGTCGACAAACTCCTGGGGAGGAAGCCGCAATGAGCGCCGCCCCGTATTTCCTCCCGTACCAGGAACGCTGGATCTCCGACGAGGCCACGCTCAAGTTGGCCGAGAAGAGCCGCCGCGTGGGCTTCACCTACGCGAGTTCCTACCGCATGTTCCAGAAGTGCATGAAGCGCGGCCGCGGCTTCACGCAGTGGGTTTCCTCGCGCGACCAGTTCACCGCCCAGGAGCTGATCCGCGACTACGTCGCCAAGTGGTGCGCCCTCGCCAACGTCGCGGCCAAGGGCATGTACGGCGACAACGTCCAGGTGTTCGACACGGACAAAGACATCAAGGCCTTTGTCTGCGAGTTCCCGAACGGCGCCCGCATCGTCTCCTTGGCGTCCACGCCCGAAGTGTTCGCGGGCAAGGGCGGCGACGTGTTCCTGGACGAGGTCGACCTGCACAAGGATCCCGGCAAATTGATCGACATGGCCATGCCCTGCATCATGTGGGGCAACCAGCTCGAGGCCGTCAGCGCCTACGCCGTCAACGGCACGAAGCACACGCCCTGGGCGAAGATGGTGGCGGCGGCCAAGGGCGAGAACCCGCAGGGCGCCAGCCTCCACCGCGTCACGATCGACGACGCGATCGCCGAGGGCATCGTCGAGAAGATCAGCGAGGCCACCGGCAAGGCCGTGACGCGCGAGGCCTTCCGCGCCAGGCAGCGCGCCCTCTGCCGCACGCTCGCCGCGTGGGAGAGCCAGTTTCTCTGCATCGTGCAGGACGCGGGCGGCAAGCTCATCCCGGCCGCGAAGATCGCGCCGTGCGAGCTGCCCCCGGAAGAGCTGGCGCTCATCATCGCCCGCAACCCGCGCGCGCCGCGCTTCGGCGGGTACGACGTGGCGCGGCGGCTGCACGCCAGCGCCTGGCACGAGTACGCGCTCATCGGCGTGGGCCTCTACCTGGCCGACCGCCAGACCTGGCACGGCGCGGACTTCGACGCGCAGGAGGCTTGGATCTCCGCCCGCATGACCGACGCCGCCAAGCCGCGCGTCTCCCGCATGGGCATGGACGCCACCGGCCTCGGCATGCAGATGGCCGAGCGCATGGCGAAGAAGTTCCCGGGCCGCGTGGACCAGGTGAACCTGGAAAGCCACCGGCGCACCGAGCTGTGCGTGATGCTCGCGGACCGCTTCGAGCGGCAGCGCATCTTCGTGCCGCAGGACGACCAGCTCCGCGCCGACCTCTCCGGGCCGGTGCGCGGCGCGGCGGCCAACGGCGCCCTGCGCATCGTGGTGCCGGCGTTTGATTACAAGGACGCGGACGGCGAGACGCAGACCTCGCACTGCGACGAGTTCATGGCCGCCGTGCTGGCCAACGGCGCGGCGGACGCGGGGGCCTCGCTGGGCAACGGCTCGTCGTCCCGGCCCGCGCCGTCGAGCCGTTTCGAGCGCGGAAGGAGGGTCGCGTAATGAGGATCCCGTTCACAGGCTGGGACGTGACGCTCAAGCGGTCGGCGGCCTTCGGGCCGGCGCGGGCCGCGTCGTCGATCGCCTCGCGCTCCGACCCGCTGCGCTTCCTGGACCCTGACCGGCTCAGCCGCGCCATCCAGTCCTTCCGCTGCGGATACCTGCGCGAGATGAGCGACATCATCGACGCGCTGGAGGAGCGCGACGACACCACGCGCAGCGCCAGCCGCAAGGCTTTCGCGGCGGCGTCCCGCTGCCCGCACCGCGTGCTGATCCGCGAGGGCGAGGAGCGCAACCCCCGCGCCAAGCTGCACCAGGACATCCTCACCCGCTTCTGGGCACAGGCCGAAGTGCGCGACGCCTACGCCCGCAACGCCCCGGGCGGCATTCGCGCCCTGAAAAAGGGCATGGCCGAAGCGCTCTCGCGGCGCTGGAGCGTCCACGAGATCACCTGGACGCCGTCCGCCGGCGGCATCCGCGCCACCTTCTGGCGGCTGCCGCTCTCGCGCTTCGAGAACCGCACCGGCGCGCTGCGCTTCCTGGAAAGCGACGGCTCGCTGGAGGGCCGGGCGCTGGAGCCCGGCGGCTGGCTGATCGCCCAGGGCGAGGGCGTGGGCATCGCCGCCGCCGTGGCGGCGGTCTCCAAGCGGCTCTCGCTGCAGGACTGGCTGCTCTACTCCGAGCGCTGCGGGCAGCCCGGCGTGCACGCCCGCACGGACGCCGCCGCCGGCTCGCCCGAATGGGAGGCGCTGCTCGCCGACCTCAACGGCCTCGTGCGCGACTGGAAACTGCTGACCGACAAAGGCGTGGAGCTGACCCCCGTGCCGCTCTCCACGCCCGGCACGCTGCCCTATCCGGAGCTGATCGCCCGCATGGACCGCGCGATCGCGGCGCTCTACCGCGGCGCGGACCTCTCCACCGTCTCCGGCGGCGAGGGCGGAGACGTGGGCGCGAGCCTTCAGGGCGACGAGACCGACATCCTGGACTCCGACACCTGCGAAATGATCTCCGAGGCGCTGCAGAGGCAGGTGGACCCGTTCGTGATCCGCTGGGCCTGCGGCGACGCGGAGCCGCTGGCGCACATCAGCGTGACGCTGCCCGAGCGGCCCTTCACCGCGCTCGACCTGCAGGCCGACGAGACCCTGCTCAGGCTCGGCGCGCGCCTCAGCCGGCGGCAGGCGCTCCAGCGCTACGGCCGCACCGAGGCCGCCGAGGACGAGCCCGGCGACGCGCTGCACGCCCCCGAGGCGCAGGCCGCAGGGGCCGCGCCCGCGCAACCTCCTGCGCCCTACGCCCAACGGCCAACGGCCGGCGGCGCGGCGGACGCCGCGAGCCAGGAGGAGCGGGCTGCGGCCGGCAATGTCCAGGACGCGGCCATGAACGGCGCTCAGGTCGCATCGCTCATCGACATCATCGCCAAGGTCAAGGCCGGCGAGATCGACCGGGTGGCCGCGCCGGCGATCATCACCGCGGCGTTCCCGCTGCTGACCCCTGCCCAGGTCGCGGCCATGCTGCCGCAGGCCTCCCCCGCGCCGCTGCCGCACGAGAAAAGCGGCGCGGCACTGGCGCTTGCGGACGAGGCGATCTACGAGGCCGCCGCGCTGGAGGCGCTGGCCGCCGCGCGGGCCGGCGGGCTGGAGGCCCTCACGGACATGCTGCTGGAGGCGCTGGACGCGCCGGACGGCGAGACCATGATGGCCCGGCTGCAGGCGGCGTACGACGCGCTGCCCGGCATGGCCGAAGATCCGGAGGCGGACAAGGCGAACGCGGAGCTGGCCGGCCGGATCATCCTCGGGGCGGTCAGGCAGGGAGGAGTTAGGAATTAGGAGTTAGGAATTAGGAGTTAGGAGTTGGGAGAACCCCGGAACCAGAAACCAGAAACCATGAAAACGACAACCATCATTTCAGTGGCGCACGAGATGCCCGCGGGCGAGCCGCAGCCGGACGAGATCCCGGTGCCCTACGGCACGCGCAAGACGCTGGCCATGGGGCCGGAGGTCGGCGAGATCGAGGAGACCTTCGACCGCTCCGGGGCCGAGGCGATCGCGGCGCACATCGCCGCGCGGAAAGGCAAGAAGGGCTTCAAGGGCTACCCGGTCTACCAGGGCCACCCGGACGCGCCGGCACCCATCGGGAGCAAGTACCCCAACAAGGCGGCGGTCGGCTGGATCACCGCCGTCGATCCGGGCGATACGGAGGCCGTCTTCCATGTGCGCTGGCTGGCCAACCCCGGCGAGGGCTTCAGCCACTTCTCGCCCTACTGGGGCGGGACCTTCGACGCCTCGAAGAAGCTGCTCGTTGTGACGGTGCTCAAATCGCTCGGGCTCACCAACGACCCCGACTATGACGACATGGCCCTGCCCCACGAGGGAGAGGGCTCGGATCAACCCGCCGGCACGCCGGCACAACCCAAGAAGGAGAGACGCATGGACCCCAAAGCCATCGCGAAACTGCTCGGCCTGCCCGAGACGGCGACCGAGGAGGAGATCAACGCGGCGATCGGAGCGGCCCTGAAGGCCAAGGCCGACGCCGAGGCGCAGGCCAAGAAGGCCGGCGAAGAGAAGCAGGCCGCCGAGACGGCCCTGGAGCACGAGCGCAAGGCGCGCCGCGGCGCGATCCTCGACCGCGCGGTCGAAGACGGCCGCATCACCGCCGCCGAGCGCGACGTGTGGGACGCGCGGCTGGCGCACGAGAAGAGCTTCGACGCCGAGTGCAAGGCGCTGGAGGCGCTGCCGGCCAAGCTCAAGACCGCCCCCTCCGCCAAGGCGGCGGGAGCCCGCGCGGCAGCCGCCGGGCGCGACCAGGTGCTGGCGCTGGCGCACGAGAAGATGGCGGCGGACAAGTCGCTGGACTTCAGCGCCGCGTACCAGGCGGTCAAGGCCGAGCGCCCCGACCTGTGGGTGGCCGGCGGAAAGGCAGGTGAGGCATGAGCCTGACAAGCGGGACACACGAGCGGGCGCTGACCCGCAAGGCGGGCGCCGCCATCCTCAAGGGGCAGGCGCTGAAAAAAGGCGCGACGGACGGCGAGGTCATCCCCGCCGCCCTCGCGACGGACGTCGTGATCGGCGTGGCGGGCGACGCCGCTGCCTCCGGCGAGACGGTGCCGGTGCTGCTGCTGGGCGGCGCTGGAGGAACGGTGCTGGTGCTGGCGACGGGCGAGATCGCCGTCGGCAACGCCGTGGGCGTGCTCGGCGCGGCCGTGACGGAGGGCCTGCACATCGGGCGGGCCGTTGAGCCTGCCGCCGCGGGCGAACTGTGCGAGGTGGACCCCTCCACCTGCGCGACGCTGTAAGGAGAAAAGGAAACCATGAAAGAGAATCTGATCGACATCATCCTGCCGCCCGGCGGCGCGCTGGCCCACGGGCAGGTGGCGCTGGCCCACGAGGCGGCGTTCAACGCGGCGTTCCTGAGCGAGGGCCTCACCGGCTATGCCGTGGGCTTCCCCGGCACGGCCGACCTGGAGGCGGAGCTGGCCATGCTGGCGCCGGCCGTGACGGTGGCGGACCTGTTCGAGTACCGCGTGGAGTCGAGCGCCGAGGCGTTCCTCACCGAGACGGACGACTCGGACGTGCGCGCCGTGGGCGCGGAGTTCAAGACCGTGCGCGTGTCCGGCTCCAAGGTGACGGCGGCGCTCAAGCACAAGGGCCTGACCAAGCGCCTGGACGTGCGGCAGATCGCCGCCGACCCGCTGGCGAAGGAGAAGGCCGTGGCGAGCCTCAAGGCGCGGCTGCTGCGCGCGGAGATCTACCGCGCCGCGGCGATGCTCTACGCCGCCACGCAGGCGCTGCCCAAGACCTGGGCGACGGGCGACGGCGACACCGACCCCGACTCCGACGTGCTGGAGGCGATCGCGGCGCAGATCGCCACGGCGGGCGTGCCGCCCAACCGCGTGGTGTACTCCACCGGCGCGTGGATCAAGCGCGTCCGGGGCCTGCGCATGATGGACACGGCCGGGGGCTTCGCCAACGCCGGGTTCGGCGAGCAGCAGCTCGCGGACTTCCTGGGCGTGGACAAGGTGATGCGCTCGCGCAGCGCGCGCACCGTGTCGGCCGCCGGGGCCAAGGCGGGGATCGTGGGCGCGAACCGCGTCTACATCTTCAACGCCCAGGACCAGATCGGGCCGGAAGACCCGAGCAACATCAAGCGCTTCACCAAGGGCGCCTTCGAGGTGTACGAGCAGCAGGTCTCCGCCGCGACGGTGGATATCACGGTCGCGCACCTGTCGCTGGTCTCCGTGACGAGCCCGCGGGGGATCGCCGTGATCGACGCGGCGTAAGGACCGAAACCTGAAACCATGTGGCGCGAACTCACAGAACAGGACCTCCGCGACGCGCTCTCCGACCGCGAGATAGAGAGCTACACGCGCGCAGCCGCCGGACCCGAATGGGATCCGGAGGCTGCGGCGCGGGTGCTCGCCAAGACGGCGGACCTCGTGCGCGGCTACATCCAGACCTCGCCCCGGCGGCCGGCCATGGGGCCGGGGCGCACCCTGCCGCCCTCCCTGATCGGGCCGGCGGCAGACCACGCGGCCGTGACGCTCCTGCGGCGGATCCCGAAAGAGATCCGCAAGGAGCGGC